CTTTAATCTTTCATTAACTAATGTAACATCATCTTCAGTAGTTTTAGGAATATCTGGAATATCAGTTAGATGCTCTTTGGTAGTTAGTAGCATATAATCATAATATCTTTTCATCGCAAACGATGCAGGTGCGACAGTTATAATTTGATTTTTAGATATGTTATAATCAACCCTTTCACTGAATGGTTCTATCCAACGACCCAGTGACATAGACTCAACCATACCTTCTTTTGTTGCTCTAGAAAATATTCTCATTCTTAGTGGATCTGTTATTGTTACTGTGTCTACACCATCGGCAACTAATGTAACAATTATATCTTCACCATTAGACAACTTTATTATATGTGCTTTTTCTGTCATAGTTTTATCCTGTCTATTTGGTCATTAAATATTTCGATTACTTCTTGTATTCCTAATGATGATTGAATACAAACTAGAATTCTTTCACTTTTATCTTTCCTAACACTATGTAGTATACTTGTATTTATTATGTACACATCCCCAACTTTTGGTACAAAAGAACATATGTCTTTTACATCAGAAAAATCATGAATATTTGATGTACTGTCTTTATGATATTCTGACCCACTTCTACCAATTACTTCTTTAATATCTTTAACATTATCTACTTTTTTTGTATGGAATGTTGTTACACCACCATTTACTTTAACATAGATGTTTACCTGACTATTTATATTATCATCAATATGTGGATATATATCATGAGTTACAGTCATACAAGATGTACTAAAATATTTTCTTTTTTCTTCTGGTATTACACTCATTAAATTTTTAAATATATCTTTAGAATATTTATCCTGAAGAAAAAACTCACCATAATCAACACCAATAAACTTTCCATCTTCTTCTATACCATATCTCTCATATGATTTACCCCTAACAACACTTAAATTAGGAATCTTTTTATCTAACTTTTTATAGTATGGTATCATAGTTTAATGTTATTAATTTCGTAATCAAATTCTTCTTCTGCATATATGTTAATTCTTTCTAAAAAATGATTAAGAGTAAAGTTTTTCTTTTCATTATATGTTAAGTCATCAGCAATATCTAAAACTCGTACCGATATTTTATCGTCAGTCTTTCGCAGTCCACGACCAATGCTTTGAAGTACTCGCACTCTACTCTTACTTGGACTTGCGAACACGATGTTGTGCAAGTTCCTAATATTAATACCAGTACTAAATGTACCATACGATGCAACAATAATAGTATTAGATTGTTGTTCTGTAATCTCACGAATGTTTTCCCTTGTTTCAGTATCAGTTCCACCAAAAACAAAATATATATTTTTATCTGAGTTTTCTTCTAACATAGTATGTAATACTTTACCATGTTTTTCTACTAATTGAAACAAACATAAAGTATTGCCATTTAATGTGTTACACAATTTAGTAATAAACTCATTTCTCTTTTGATGTTGCACTAGATAATCTATTTCTTCTGAGTATTTAAAATCCCTTATTAGTTTAGATTCTTCATCTTTATGCTTTAATACTATACATTTAATCTGTAGGTCTGCTACAGTTTCTTTCTCCATTAACTTCTTAGTAGTAGTAACCTTCTCGACTTGACCGAAAAGACCCTCTAAAACCAACCTGTGAGTCTGTGTGCCGTCTAATGTACCAGTTAGTCCAAACTTATATTTACAGTTCTCTAACTTAGTTAAAATACCTGTTAAGGACTTTGCTTTAAATAAATGTGCTTCGTCGCCTACTATACAACCAAACTGTTTAAAATATGATTTATGTAATTTATAGATAGATTGCCATGTAGAAATAACGATAGGTTTATCTGTATCTTTTGAATGCCCTTGATATATTCTATGTAAGTATTTATCTTCCCATCCATAGTCTATAAAATCAGAATACATTTGCTCCACTAATGAAGTGGTTGGTACTAGTATGAGAATTTTACTATGCTCTTGTTTTTGTAATAATAATGTATAGTATCTTATTATGGCATATATGATTAATGATTTACCTGACGCAGTAGGACTTAAAAATAAAGCACGATGATTTTGTATCGCATGGTGAACAGCATCTAGTTGGTAATCACGAATCTCTAAATCTTCACCTCTAGATCTAGGTTTAAGTGATTTAATAAATCCTTCAATAGTTTCTTTATCTATATCCTTTTTATCTGTTACTTGTGGATCTACAACTACAGGTAACTCGTTTCTTTCACAAAACTCTAGTATGTACTTTATTAAACCAAAATATATTTTACCTGTTCTTCTGTCAAGTAATCTAATTTTTCCGTCCCAAACACGATTCTTATATTGTGGCATGAACTTAGCACCTGGAACTTCGAATGTAAAAAATTCTGCCATCTCCATCATGACACCATCGTTGTCACATTGAACGACTAGATAAGTTTCGTTAAGTTTAGATATATGAATTTTGTAAGGTGTTTGGTTCACCATATTGTCCTCTAATTATAACATTCCATGATATACTTAGTCTACCTATATTTGTAGGTGGAACCCAATGTTGTAACCATGATGGGAATATATATCCTACATTTTTTACAGAGTCAAATTGCATCATACTAGAATTAGTATAATTATGTTCTGTTACCTTTGGTCGCATAACACTTGCTTGTGGTCTTGGGTCAAAAAATTGTATAGGTGCTGTTTCTTCATTAGCGACAAGATAGTATACACCTGATAAAAAATTATTTGAATGTGTATGTGGTGCGTGTGTTTCACCTTTCTTTAAACCATTTGCCCACATACCAGTTATTTCTACTTTATCGTATTCGTATCTTTGATATGATAATATATTTTCACAAGTTTCTTGTATACAATCTGTAAACTTTTGAACTTCTGTTTTTGTATGTAGGTTATCAGCAGTTTGCCAGTTGTCTGATAAGTCTGAAAGATAAAAAATGTAATCTCTTTCTTCTCTGGGCATATCATACTTAAATTCATTAATAACAGTTGGAAATACTAAATGCTCTTTTACATCAACCATGTCACTATACTCCATCGTGTTCCTTTTTTTATCTCTGTTACTTGATGTGGGTACATAAAATTAGAAGGGAATATAATTGCTGAACCTTTCTTTCTTGGATAAGCAAGATTGTTAACCATAAATTCACCACCCTCATAATCGTCATTTAAAAATAACAATGCTGATAATTGTGGGTATCCATATGTTTGCCCATGACTGTGATGTATATTATCGCAATGTTCTGACATAAACCCACCAACTGAATAGCGATTAATTCTAAATGGTGTTGTGTTTTTAATGATACAATTTTTATATGCTTTTTGATATTCTTTAATTACAAACTCAAACGATGATTTAATTAAATTATAATGCTCATCGTTCTCACCTATCCAAGCATCGTCCATTTTTACTCTTTCTTCACTACGAGGACTTTCTGACTTGTGCGTTGCATACTTTGATGGTTTATAAGCAAACTCTGCGTTCATTAATGTGTGACAATCTTTTATCGATATTACATCTTCATAAAAATGAACATACTTTTGTACATAATCATAATACTTTACTGTCATTATTACATCCAGTTCGTTTTAAATACTACACAAGTTCTCAGTTGATAACATTCTCTACTAATTGGTTGTGCTTGATGTGGTAAATTAGCATCAAACATAATCAATCTATTACCTTTATTTACAAAGTGTCTATCTATCTCTGTTACCTCATTATTATAGATAGCAGTTCCCCCACCCCACTCTTCTTTCCAATCTAATCTAGGATAATATATCATAGTAACATCACCATCATCTCTGTGTACATGTGGTTCTATACCAAATGTATGTGCGTTTAGATATACTCGTTCTAATTCCACATTACAAGTTGCTCTAATCTTTTCCCATATAGGAACTATGAAATTATATTCATCTGGTACAACATCTATCTTATGCCCACAAAATACATGCCAATGTTTTTGAGTTCCTTTTGGTTTACTATCATAATCATATTTCCAATGTACTTCTCGCATCTGTAGATCTATAAGTTCAGCAACATGGTGTTCTAAGAAATTATCAAATACATTTACCATTACATCATACCTGCCTCAAAGGACTTCCAAGATATAGCATTTTTAATATCCCATCCTCTACTTTGTATTGAACGCAATACACCATCTATATACTTGACAGTTGTTTCAAGATATGTTATTTTATGTTCTGCTGCAATAATATCTTCATCTGATTCGATGTATATACTAAGATCTGATTTTAATATTTTAAGGTCAAATGGTTTAGTGGCATAAACTTTTGCGTCTGCTTTACCACCATAGTATTCCCATTTTTCTCGATACAATACTTTGTAATCGCCTTTCGCACGATATAAAAGTAATTCAAAGTTTGTTTTGATTTGAAGATACTTAGAATAAAGTTCTTGGTTTCTCAAAGATTCGGTATCAAGTCTTTCATCATTTATCACTAGATCTTTTGCGACCTGTGCTTTTAACTCATCAAGTGTCATAATAACTCCGCATTATATATTGTACTACCTTATTTATAAGGTGTGTATTTCATATAGTTTATATTTAAAAGTTGCCTCAACTGTTAAGTATTCTACATCTGTAGCATTTTGTGTATAACTTAACTCGCCCAAAGAAACAGGGAATAGATCTTGGAATCTAACTTCCACTGCTGGATTATTTTTATTTGTTAGTAATGTCATAGTAGCATCACCAAACATTCCTCGTTCAGCAGTTGATGGTCTTGGGTCACCAATATCACTACCTGCCGATGCATTATCTGCTAATGTTCTTGTACCAAGAGTTGTTGTAGGACTATTAGAAGTTGTTTGTCTAAAATCTCTAAACTGTTTAGTGCTTTTAGGAAATCCTATACCTGTTAACCACTCATGTAATTGAATATAGTTTTCTAAAAATTCATCTACTATAAATGTAATTGTTAAATCTTCATATACTAACACATCTCCTAACATAGGAATATCTTTAAAACGAGATGCGACTGTTACTTCCCCTAAATTAATTCCAGGAATATTTGCTGCAACAGTAAAGTATTCAACTTTTGGTAGTTGTGTGATTGTGAACCTAAACTGAGTTGGTGCTGAATAGTCTAACTTAGTTGGTTGTCTGTCTATTGTTTTATTATATGCCATACTCTTATTTATAAGAGATTAAAAACAGATTAACCAAAGAAACTTTCAAGTGAAGAGGTTTCTTCAACTTCAAAATGACTATCCCACATTTCGTTACCATTTTTAACGAAGATAGGATTTGGTGATGGTGATACTTCATGTTTCTCTCCACATACCTTACCATTAGCAAGGTCAATATAATCTTGAGCAATTTTTCTTCTATCAAACTTTTTAATTAACTGAAAGTTAGTAGTAGCAATTTTCTCATATACTTTTTGAGGAATATCTAAAAACTTATTAATCATATCGCCATACTGTTTAGCAGTATAGTTATATTTAAGCATTAAATAGTTTTCGTTTGGTTTAAATAAAGAACCAACACCATCTTCATCAGGTGCGATTCCTAAATTGATAGCAATAGGAACTGTTCCAGTTTTCATTGCATCAACAATAGTTCTATTAAAGTGTTCACCATAAGTTCTAGACCATGAAGGATCTATAAGAAACAAAGATTCTTTTAGTATGTTATCTCTTTCAGTTTCAGTTATGAAACCAAGATACTCCATACCTGTGTCAGTAGCATTGTCCCATATCTTTTTACCCAAACGATCTTCACTAGCATCTGGATCTTTATCTCTGTTACAATGATACTCTGGTTTACACTTATCAATAGATGTCATATAATTTCTTTCTATACCATCACCTGCTACTTTTATTTCACAATCATTTATATAAGGAACAGAAGCAACTAAATCATCTACATGTTTCCACCTTTTAAAAGTTTGAGGAGATAGTATTACTCTTTTACGATTCTCAAAAT